TAGAGGTGGTGACATAAGCAATCGTCTCGCCATCTAATTCGGCTTTTACCCTATCGGCTCCTATGCCATCCATCTCGCCTTGCAGTTGAGCCCGTAGCTCATCCTTACGCTTCTTAGCAGCATCCGCAATCAGCGATATCGCAGCTAATTCCAAACTTAGTTTTTTTATGTCCATCCCAGTTCTCCCTTTTGGCTTTGCGTCTAAACCTCATTTTGAGGCTTGCTAGGTCAATCCCAGCATCTAGGGCTATGAAGTCCATCGTAAATCCCCAGTTAATTAATTGCTCCACATATTCATCGGTGTGGATATTAGCTGGGCGTTTGTCAATATGACGCTCCCAGCGTTCATCGCAGCATTCACTATTGCACCAACAAGCCAAATGGCTATCGGATAAGTCATCGCATTTAGGGCAATGATCGGCTATTTGCTTTTTCCTGCCCATCCATCTCCCTTAAATATGATTGCCGGAGCGGAGAATTGCCTATCCATAGGCGTTTGGCAAGGTTGACACCACATAGTTGCGTTTGTGTATATGTGGAAGCTCTGTTCGACCGATACTTGGCATTTAGGGCATTTAAACTCATAAGTCGGCAAGGTCATCGACCTCCAAATCGGTGTGACCAGTAAAGACCCGACGCTTAATTGTTTCAGACCCATTGGCTATCGAGCAAACTCGACATTTGGCTGATTTAAGTTTCCATTGCCCACATTGGCAACGAATAATGTCATCTTCCTTGCTTGCTACCCGTTCGGCTGGATAAATGATTCGCTGTTCAAAACAACGCTGACATTCAATCAGCCATACTTCCGCCGGACTGTCCGGAACATCCTGGCAATCGAATGTCCGGAGCAGTCTTTGGGCTGTGACGGATTTGCAACCGGTGCATTTAAATAGATGAATATCTAAATTCACTTCTTAAATACCCATTTACCATCTGAATCAATCTTCATCCATTTAGCCGGACATTGAGCCTCGCGGTCTCTTGATGAACAAACCCAACCTCGATACTCATTGCCATCTTTAACGCCGGTTTTAAGCACCATTGCGCCGTGATTACAAATTGGCACTTCATCGGCTATCTCAGCACCCAGCGTTTCGATTAGGTGATCGATGTTATGGACTATTGGCTCTGGGTCGTCGGGTCGTTGTTCTTGGACGAATTCACCCAATCGCTTAGATGTTGTTTGAATTGGCTTGTTGTGCGATTGGTAGGGCTTAGAGCCTGACGGCTTTGCATAATATCCAGCAAGGTTGAGAGCTCTGCCCAAAGCGCCCGTCTCTGCAAGTTCGAGTGCATATTGCTTCGCTTTTGACTCCGTCGATAAGCCCGTAGCAAAAGGATTCGGATCAGCTTCAGTTCGATATAACTCCACTTTGACGATATAGACATCGCACTCCTTTACAAGTGATTCGGCTAAACAATGGGTTTTAATTCTGTAATCAGGATAATCTTTGATAAATGCTTTGAGTCGGTCTTGCACTCCAACATAATCATCTAGGTAATTCGACATTTATTGCCTCCCGGCGAGCTGTTGATTCCAGCGCGTCCATTAATTGTTCTTTCAATGAGTAAAAGGTTCCATCCGGCCATTGCTGGATGTCTTGAGCGCACTCCAAGCAATAGAATCTGATTTGATTCTTACGCTTAGGATGCTCGCTAACTACTTTCCAATAAGCCATCTTCTTAGCTGCTGGATTTAAGTCTTTTCCATTAGCACAGTGGGCGTATCTCGCTTTGCAATAATCGCAATATTGCAGCGGGTTGTTATTCCTCAATAGAGCCAAACTCGCTCCAATCGGTAAATCGGGTTCGAGCCAAGATAGCGGAATATCCAATGAGATCGAGATACGAATCTTCGCGCATCGGACTCTCCACCATCCGGCTAAGTTTGGTCGCGATAAACACCAGTGCCAGTTCAGATGGGTCTCTGAGCTGAATACCGAGGGCGCAACATAGTTTGTAAATCCGTAATAGGTTGTCCCGCGGATCACCATATTCGAATCCCCGGTTGTTAAGAGTGTCTTGGGCGAACTCAATCCAATCATTCAGCCCTCGATCGTTCAGCTCGTCCAATAGCCTTACCCCTTTCAAGTCCTTTAGCAAAAGCCTTATCAGCTTTAGCATCAGAAACATTTATCAGAATTGAAATGCCAGTCCAAACGGCCATACAGACAATAAATAACTGAATTAACCAATCAGGCGACATCGGCGCTCACCCCATAGGTATCTAGGAAATAAGCTGAAATCTCAGCCCTAGACAATCGGCCTCGAGTTGATCCTTTGCGACCTAACTTCTCAACGGCATATCTACGGATGATTGATCCTTTAACATAATTTCGACCATCCGTCCAAGCTCCGGCTTGTGTGTTAAATGTAATTACTGCCGGTTTATTAGTCATTTTGCTCCCGTTCTGCAATTGCTAAATGCAATTACTTGAGAAGCGTAAACCCCTAAATCTATTTAGGTCAATCGGAGGCTGGGTGTGTCGTCGAATAAATCGATATGGTCGTCGATGTCTCTGTGGATATCCTCGACCTCATAGATTAAATAAGTAATAACCGGCTCTCTTTGATGTCTATAAATCCAACCGGCTTTTCAATCCACTTACCGCCAGCGAAGTCGGTGCTGGTAGGCAATACCTTCAAAACCCATTCAGGCTCGTTTAGAGCCCCTAAATCAAACTCGTAGATACCTTTAGGTGTCGCGCAGATATAAAGCGTCCTAGATGCCGTTCTAGCCCTTATATCGGCCAAATAATCCCACTTGTGCTTCTCAATCATCAGCCGGTCGTAATGCGTCCTACGGCATTTGAGCTCAATAAACGAGTTATGAGTCACCCCATCTACCCGGTCGGTCGCTGATAGTGGCGTAAGGTCGGGATATTCCGCCTTTAGCGCCTCAAAAAGTTCAACCTCTCGGTAGTAGGTCAAACATCCTCCTCGCCATCTTCCCAACCAATTTTTCGAATTGGGTCGTTGGCATCAATTACCCAGTCTGGCCAGCTACTTCGATCCATAGCAAAAGCGAGAGCTGTGCCTTCATCCATCCCGGCATTACGGCAAGACTTGTAAATCTCTTGGCAAGCAATAGCCCAGTAATCAAGCTTGGTAGGCGGTTCTTTAGGAGTTACGCGACGACGCTTAGCTGGTTTTTTGGACTTCTTAGCGACGCGCTTTCGAGTTGCCACCTTTTACCACCCTTTCGCGTAATGCGGTTTCAAGGGTGGATTCTAACTTATCGAGTCGAGAAATTAGTGGAAGGTTCTCAAGTTTAATTATGTAGCGAAGCCCGGCTATAAGTAACCCTATTGATCCGAGAACGGATGCAACAAAGCCAGCAATTGCATTGGCTTCCATTACCGGACTTTACCGTAACGCTCGTAGTTAGGATTTAACCAGTTGATTATTGACGGGATTACGCTCACCACAGCGGCATTGGCAATCGCTTCGATGTCCAGACCCACCGCTAGGTAGGTCGCTAAAGCTGTCGCTATAAATGTCTTTAGCCAGCTTTCGGCCGCCTTTTTTAGATCGCTTGACATTTCGTTCTCCTTCTAGGTCAAACCAAGACCCATCGTTATCTCCCAAACTTGTGAAGCTGCAATGAAAATGCGACCGGTGCGGATTCACACCGCGATACTTGCGCCACTTCCAATTCAAAATCGGTGAAGCGATTCGGCCGTCAAAGATTATGTATTTGATGCGCTTGTCGCCTCGCTTGGCGCATTTGCGAATCTTTTCAACTAATGAGTGGGCTTCCTCCGGATGACTTCCCAAGTCGCTTGTAATATCAATCGCCCTAACAATTCCGTTTTCATCAGGGTTGTGATCCGACGGCCTAGCCGAATGACGGGCATCGCCCAGCCATCCGTCCGATTTCCTTGACCTTGATCCGTATTCATCGTCTATCTGCTCTCGAAGTTGAATACCGGCTTTGCATAATTTAGGCAAGGCCAAGAGCTTTCAAATCGTCCGCATCTAAACCAAGTGCGGCTAATTTTGCTTCGGCTGCGACTCTCTTTGCTTGCTTTTCCGCTTCTTGTTCAGCCAACCAAGCATCATATTTTGCAAATCCGGCTTCAAACTCTTTTTTTGTGATTGGTTCACAGCTTACAAATTCAATGCCTTCATATTCTTCACCGCGTAAAACATAACCGCCGTCTGGAATCAAATAACCTAAAACCTCTGATGCGGTTGCCATTTATGCTCCTATTTCTAACAATGTGATTGTTGATGGCGCGGTGCTTGGTTGGAAAATAATGCTTGCGCTGTTAGTAGTTTTTTCAATTTGCGCTTGTAGTTTATAGGTGGTTGAAGAAGTAGTCGCTGGTGAATCTAAATAAACAATCGAATTTTGATTTATAAGAGCAACATAAGTTGCCCCCGTTGCTTCAAGTCCAGCAAATCTTGACGAAGATGATGGAAACCAATCAGCAATCTTAGTCGCACCGCGCATTAATTGGGCTCCTGCAAAAATATCGGTGTTAGTTCTTTTGATATTTATAGCCGCACTAATTAAAACAAGAATTTTGGAATTAGAAGCGGTAGGAGTTATGGTTGCGGTAATTCCTGTATCTGCCATAGTATCGGTCGTAATAGTGGTAGCGGTAGTTGAGGTCGCGCTAACTACCTGAAGCACTTTCCCTCCAGCAGCAGGGGTTGACCATTGCGGAGCGGTTGCACCAGAATTAACTGTCAAAACTTGACCGGCAGTTCCAAGACTAAGCTTTGTAAAAGTATCTGCACCCGTTCCATAAACTAAATCACCAGCTGCGTCAAAGGCTGTTGCCACAGTATTCGTTACTACTGGAATTGGGCCAGTTCCAGAAGAAATTGAAATTCCAGTTCCAGCTTGCACCTCAGTTATATCTCCGACATTAGGTGTAATCCAAGTGTAATCAAGATCAGTATTTGAATTTTTTGATAAAACTTGGCCGGTAGTCCCACCCTTTAAATCTAAAAAGCTCGTATCAATTCCGTTGCCAAGTGTGCGAATTGCAGCTGCGCCATCCTTGACTAAATCTGTATCGGCTGGCGTTGTCCAGCCAAAGTTTGTTGTTGTTGGCATTGTTCTCCTTTAGGCGACGATTGTAGCGTCTAACCATTTCAAAGTGTTAGACAAAGTGTTCCAATATTCGGTAGCCGGGACTGAGTTCCAGCGGAAAGCTTGAAGGCTAAATGCAATTGGCGAAACGGTCATTTGAAGGTCAAGTCGATTATATGAAGCCGTCCAAGTCCAGCCTTCGACGAATCCTTGAAATTCGCCATTAACCATATTGGCTGGCAAGTTGACGATATTGACCGGCATACCCATAAAGACTTCAAGCAAAGAATCCCGGTCGCTGTTATCGATTTCCGTTGAATGAATTGGGAAAGATATTTGACGCATCAAATATTGAGGATAAGCGCGAATAAGCAAATAGAACGCTGCTTGGTCTTCGGCATCTTGCTGATTGCGTAAAGTCGTTTGAATGGTGCTAGCTAATTGACCATAAAGAGTAATGGACGCTGGGTCGGAATCTGTAACCGTTTGAGTGCCGGTTGAACCGTATCCGATTGTTATGTTATTGCGAATATCGCCAGCCCGCTTAGTAATCTGCAAGCCGGTCGAATAGGCGTGATTGCCATCCAAATCCACATAACCATTTAAACCTAGATATTGCGCCCGGTGCGTGGAGTCCGCATAACCGATACGACCTTGTGCATCCTCATAAAGATAACCAAGTCCGCTGGTGGCATATTGAGTTGCTAGGTTATAAACGGTGTCATTTAAATTATTTTGGCTGTGAAGCTCATAATCTCCCGGTTGATCTATTTCTCCCAATCCGGTATTTAAGGCATCTTGCCATTGCTCAGTTGCGTCATAAGTTGCCCAAGTTAAAGCGCCGGGGACCTCAGCCCAAGTATCAAATAGAACGCCTTCAAGTAATTCATAAATTCGGTCGCCATCAAATTGATGGGCAAAATTGCCGGTGTAAACGGCTCTAGCTAAACGGGCAAGAGCTCCAACGGCAATAATATTGATTCTTTGAGTTGTTGCCGTAGAACCCGCGGTTTGGATTGCGATAGTGACATCTGTAATAAATCCGCCAAATAAATTGACATAAGTGCCGGTTGAGTCTTGGATTTCGATTGTTACTGAATCATTTACATCATAAGTTATGGCCGATTCATTCGTCTCAATTAATGTCAAATTGCAATATCCGGCGATTGGCTGTGAATATATATCGGTGCGACCCGAAGTAATTGTTAGACCAGCAAGCGTCGCTGAAGTGGCCGTAGTGCCATTAACTTTGACCCGATAGACCGGATTCCAAAGTGTCATAGCGCGACTAGGCGGCTAGCTCCTCCGCCGGTTCTTGCTTGGACTTGATTAAAGGCATCGACAACGGCAGCTGTGAATCCATTCTGATCGATGATGCTTGGAGAGTTAACATTTACAGTTACTCGGGGCCCGACCATTTCCGGATCGAGTGAAACACCCGGACCAGTAAAACGACCTCCAATTAGACTGGAAATCCCAAGCGTAGGCATCGTTGGAGTTACATTGGCTGTTGTTGTGTCCTGTGTGCCCGATTTTGTCGTCGTTGTGATAGGCGTAATTCCACCGGTCGTTGTAGTAACTGTTGTGACGGCGGGCGTTGTTGGCCCGCTAGTGATTGGATTACCAACAACGGATCCACCGCCAAATGGCAATGTAACTCCGCCAACCGTTCCCGAACTTCCTGAAGATGACGAACTTGCTAATTTTGGAATTGTTTTTACATCAGGCAAAATCGGAATTCGATTGTAAGCGTTAATAACTGCGTTAATGGCATCAATAGCACTATTGACCAGGCTCTTGATTCCGTTAACGACTGAGCCAATAATATTTATGATTCCCGCAATTGTTGACCCAACTGCCTTAATTGCATTGACTAATGCACCTTCAAAAATAGGCACAAGATAAGTTTTAATGAAGTTCCATAAATCGCGCATTGCTTCTTCATTATTTTTAAACGCTGTAATAATTGGATCAACGGCTGCTGCTTTAGCCTTTTGAAGCATTGGTATAAATGTGTTAACGATATAATCCATCAACTTTTGAATAATCGGTAAAAGTGCCGCGCCTACTGATTCTTTAGCCTCATCAAATCCAACTTTGAGTCTGGCAATTTGACCTTCTAAAGTATTGGCTTGGACTGTTGCTGCACCGCCAAAAGTTTCAGCCAATTGCTGCATAGTGCCGTCTAAGCCGAGAGTCTTGATTTCGGCTGTGCTCATACCAATACCGAGTCGCGCTAGGGCGGTTGTATTGCCCTCATAGGCCTTGCCAAGAGCATTGCTTACAGCTTCAACATCTTTTCCAGTTGCTGCGCTTATGTCAAGTGCAAGAGTTAATGCATCAGAAGCCCGTCCTAAATCACCAGTAGCGGTAGCCAATCTTTGAAATGCTGGACGAAGTTTGTCATCGGCAATTCCATTTGCCAACGATAATTTTGTAATTTGTTTCTCAACGGAGGCAATTTGATCATCGGTTGCATTAGTTACATTTTTTAAAGCATTGGCTAATCTGAGTTGAGCAGCTTCATCTTCGATTGCAGCCTTAACACCATCAACGGCTAACTTGACTGCGTAAGCTGCGGCGGCTGCTGCGGCGGCTGCAAACGCCGCTGCGGCAACCTTTCCAAACTTTTCTAACTTACCGCCAAAACCCTCAACATCTTTTGATCCGGTATCTAACTTCTTTTTTAAATCATCAACATCCGCAAGAATCGAGAGTTTAAGAGTTCTACTTCCGGCCATTACTTATCCCATTCTTTAAGGATTGTGCTAAACGCATCTTCCCATTGTCTCACTAATTCAGGCTGAATTTGGCGAAGTGTTGGGTAGATAAAGTAACCAGAGTTTCCGCGACCTCGGTTGGGAGTGCGTCGGGGGAACT